ATGGCATTTAGAGGATTAGATGATATGGGGTTTGCTAATAAATATCCACGAGGTAAAACACAAGTGATTGGTGAACTCAAGCCTGGTCATCCTTTATACAGGGGCGGCCCAGCCCACAGAGGGAGCAGACAGTAATTAAGTTACCTAGCAGTATCCAATTCCCCTCGGCTGCTACATTTAATCGGTGACGTTGTTCTGCTGTAACTGATCTTACTTGAACTGCATATTCAAGAGCCGGTAAATCAATTTTGAATAAACCATAAGCAGAGACAGCAGATACACTAACTCCGTACAAAGCAAACAAAATTTTTAAACCAAACATAAATTGAATTGAAAAGAACACAAAATAATAAAGAAGCCGATAGGCTTCTAATTTAAAGAACGACTTAGATCAAATTCAAATATAGCTCCTTGCAAGAAATGCTTTAGTTTAAATAACTCTTCTTGATCTACTTCTCCCTGCCCTGTCCATTTCTCTAGTGTCATTGACACAGCACAATGAAGCGCACGTATTGCACGCTCATCAAACTCAACTGCAATATGTAAATCTTCCATAGAGACTATTGTATCAACCACAAATTATCTAATGAGTGGCTGCCCAGTTATCTCCGTGATCAGCGGCAGCTGTAATCGGAACACGGAAGTTGTAGTAACGCCCTGCTTGAGGAGCAGCAGCCACTAGGAGCTCTTTGACACGATCTACTTCTGCTGGTACTACAGATAGTTGAACCTCATCGTGGACGTAGGCACAACGGGTGTAGTCGTTGTCATAGGCAAGCCCTGCTTGATCAAGTAAGTCTTGACCGATGACACACCACCGCTTACTCAAAATCGCACCACATGACTGAAGCAGGAAGTTGAGTGAACTGTGTTCTGCTCGGCAGAAGATTGGACGACCATCTAGTGCTTTGAGCTGACCGGCGCTACGGACCTTTGCTTTGACTGCATCAACCAGTGGTTCTAGACCAGGGATAGCGTCAAGAAACTTACGTCGTAGTTCTGTACCTAGTGATTTCTTCTGAGCGTCACTCAGTTCAGGATGCAAAATGTGACCTAACTTCACATCTCCAGCCCCATAAATGAACCCGTAGACCAGCGACTTGACCTCAGATCTTGTACATCCAACGCGCTCTGCATTCTGCGTATGAATGTCACCGTTAACCACAACATCAGCAAATGCTCCTTCATCAAAGACGGCCAAGTAGTGCCCAAGCGCCCGAAGTTCGAGTCCTTCCAAGTCAGCTCCAACCATCACCATGCCTGGGTGTGGAATGAATAGCTGACGTGCCCATGGAGCACTTACGACCTGGCCCAAGTTGGGACCCCGATGCGCATTTCTCCCGCTGATCGTTGCTAGTGAACAGCTGTGGTGAATGCAGCCGTCATCTTCAATGGTGTTGAACCATGAGTTAGATCCTTCAGACAATTGTCCCATCCACTTCTGCAAAGTAAGCAGGCGGATAAACATCTCACATTCTTCATGCAGTTTGGTGTTGCCTTGCTGCAGTGCAGTGTCTCGTAGTTCAGACAGAGTTGCTTCGTCAACCTTAGGCTTACCTGTCTCAGTGACTTTGATAAACCGAGCTTTGCTGAAGTTCTGTAGAGCCCACGCAATATGCTGACGACTAGTTGGATTGAAGTCGAGCAGCTTTGTCATAGGAGCACCTGCGAAAAAACCTTTGGTTTTATTTGAACGCTTAGGTGTATAGACCTTGCCAGGAACATAAATAAAACGTTTAGAGATTTGATCTTGTAGATCAGACATCTCTTGTTCAAACTCACCACGTACCCGTTCTGCTGCTGCTATGTCAAAGCGGAAACCACTTGCCTCCTGTTGGGCCATGATGCTGGCCATACGCATTTCAAGTGTGACGGAATCAATCAGTTTCATCTTTGTCAGTACCCTCATCTGAATCAGTTGTTTTATTAAATCCGAACTTTTCTTTGACAGATTCTTCTCGTTTTTTCATGCGCTCTTTCTGAGCTAACTTAGCTATGTTTTCCATAACTTTCAACGTATCTTCAGTAGATGCCTTATCTGGCATACGCTCATCAACAATATTGAAGAGTGGAAAAAAGATATCTGCTGCTTCTGTAATTTCTTCAGAAGTCAATGGTGCATTTTTATCAGGCATAGTCGCTCATTCTCCGTTGCATAAGTTGCCATAGTTTGAGGGTGACCTCAGTGTCTTGGATGCAGTAATCCAACATTTCAGGTGTATAGACAGCCCAGTTGCCGTCATGCTTGCCAAAGTCACCTTTGAAGCACTTCAACCTGTAGCCCCAGGCTTCTAGTGAATGTCTGCCGTAAAGGCGTTGGGGCATGCCTAGTGGACGTCGTTCGTGATCTCTATCCATGATGTGTGGATAGAACAAACGACTAAGCACAAGAGTATCCATTGCTTGACCTTTAGGTGCAAAGTCGGGGTACTGTTCTTTAAGTAGTGGGATATCGTATCCAATAATATTGTGACCAATGATTACATCAGCTTCTTCGAGTTGCTTGATACCTTGAATCAATGAACGTTCAGGCTGATGATCAAATACGTGAGTGCTGCTATCGATAGCATCACGCATAACCATGCAGTGGATGGTAGATCCACGTCGTAGTAATCCAGTAGACTCAAGGTCAAATAGGAGTTGTGTCTTCATCGAAGGTATGTGTTGCATTGTTTGGATCATATTCATCTGGCGCAAACGGGTTTGCTTTCGGGAAGAGAGTTTCGTCAATATCTCTGTCATTTGAATTCTTAGTAAATCTTGGGTCTTCATCTTCAAACATTGGCTCAATAGCAATGTTTAATTCACGAGCTAGACGTGCAGAACGTCTGAACTCTTCTTTGTAATACGGTTCCCAGTCATGGGCAAGTAGAACAATCTTTTTGATACCCATCATGTGTGCTTGAAACACTGATGTTGAAAATGGATATCTGGTTGTATAGATCACACCACCAATAGCAGGAGTCCCTGCTTTGGCTGCAGCTGCGACTGCATATGAAATGCAATCGATTTCAACCATGCTATCCGTCAGTATGCTTCTACCATCTCCAATAATCTCTCTATCACGAACAATGATACATCCACCTGGACATTTTGGATGTGTTGATGCTTGGCCAATTGCCTTTGCAACATTCATGTAGAATCGTTCTTTATTTTTGATGTAAGTCGGGTCACCTTTAGGGCTCGGCATATCCACAATATATGATTCCAGTTCCTATATTAAGTAAGGAGTAATCAATACGCGAGACAAACTCATGAACGAAAAGAATAGCTTTTTTAGCAACGGTGATTATATTTCTGGGTTTAGTAATACCAAATTCAGTACTTGGGAATATACAGAACCTGTAACAACTGACATGGTAAATAGCCCAGCTCATTACACGGCAGGACGCCATGAAGCAATCGAAGTAATTGAAGATGCAATTGATAAAGCTCCAAGCTGTAAGCAAGGATTTTTGCAAGCGCAGGTTCTCAAATATATCTTGCGTATGTGGCATAAATCAAATAGCAAAGAAGATGCTGAAAAAGCACAGTGGTATCTCACTAGGTTGATTGATTCGCTAAACTATTAAAGCCGCAGATAAGCGGCCTTGTTGTCAGCAGCGTTGAAAGAATAGATAATCTTTTCTTAGTTCAAGTGTCTCATGGTCTTGGATGTGTGGCAATAAATTCTCAAATGTAAAATCGAGATCATGTGAACTGTGTGTAAAGCATACAGATATACCTTCACTTAGTTCAGGATTGAAAGGCTGATACCAACCTTTAATAGTAAAAGAGTTCCAAGGCTCTAATCCTTGTGATATCCAACTGTTCAGTTCCTCTAGGCGCTGAGCAGTTTTTATTATGTGCCTTTCATGTGCAACGGATTTTGGGATACATGTAAGTCTATCTTCATAGAAGAGAGCATGTTTCCACATCAGTGTTCCATCTTTCAATATCAAACGAGAGGGATGAACCCGATCGTTAGAAGGAAGAGTTAACAGGCAGTCCGGTGCAATATGTTTTGACATCAAATACTACCTTTGTTTTCTTCGTAGTACTCAAGATCTTTAATCCAACCATCTCCTGCATATTCACTGTAGATAACACGACCAAGATCTCTAAAGCTGTCATAGAACAGAGAGACTTTGTCAATGTCAGTTAGTGCTTGACTAATTGGAGGACCATATACAATTAGATTCCAAGTAGAAGGTGATACAGGCTCAAAGCCAGTAGCTGTGGCACGTAACTGCTTTACTCGTTTAAACGGAATACAGATTGGATAATCCCATACAACAGGTGCAGCCCGTAGTAGTTCTGAAGCACTGCTGAATAAAACAAAACTATTAATATATCCATTGCGATATTCACTCAGTGTTTTGTTTAGCCAGATTCGGCAGTCACGTACAGCACCTTTGGGTGCAACCCAAACATTTCCATGCCAATGCTCTTGCAAAGGATTGACTTCAATGCTCGGTACGGATGTTGCATCAACTAGAACCTGTTGAACAGGATCTGAAGTTGGATCAAAGTCAATGCTGCCCATGACGGCACGTGCTCTATCAATGATCTGAGGTGTCGGATATAACGGAAGCTTTAATCCTTTGGCGGCAAGCTTATCCGATAAATTCTTCTGCGAGCGCTCTAAGGCCCTCTTGGCACCGACCTGCTTCGACTGCAAATGTTCTTGTTCCAGCATCACTAATTAATGTTATTAATACATTTGTTGACCAGTCATTGTTTTCAATTTCTTCGAGCAGATCGCGAAGGAAGTCAACGATTTCCTCGTCTTCTTCTCGCTCAGCTGTTTTTAAATCGAATTCAATGGATTCAGGCCACATGAACGTCGTAGAGTCATTCATTAGGTTGATGACTAAAGAGCCAGTTCCCCGTTTTTCTACACCATTAAGCGCAATATTAATCAGGTCAGAAAGAATTAACTCTGCAGTAGCCATAAGGAACTCCTGCTCTTGTTTCTTTTCAGGACCAAATTTCTTTGATGAAATTAGTTGTTGAATAAGATCGCTTCGTCTTGACATATTCTTATGACTCTTTACTAAGGATAGATTAATTAAAAGTTTTCTGTGGTATTTTCCTCGTCATCTTTAAAAAGACTATTAGGATTTTGATTAGATTGACTTGGGTGACGACCACTCAGCATATCTTCTACAACAGCTTGGAATCTGTCAGAGAAATTTGAGTCAGGTTCGAACAAAAGATTTGATCGATCTTCAAGCTCTTGTTGAGTAATCAGCTTCTCTTGTTCTTTCATTGCTTCTTCTAGGTTGTATTCAGCAATCTGCTGCTTAAGCGTATGTAGCTCACAAGCAAGCTCAAAACTTTCTAGATAAGAATCACAGTCAACAAAAACCCCAATTTTTTGGGGTATTAGATGAAAGGGATTACAGCAATACTTGTTACCACAGGTTGACTTAACACCAGTGTATCCAAGGTCTCCCCATGTAAACCACATTGCTACACGTTGAGGGTGATGCTGTGTACTTGTACTAATACCTGGCCGCCTCCAGGGGAATTGAGGCATGCCATTGGTTTTACACCTGTAGCCAAGCCATTCCCAGCAGTCATCAGGTTGACCTATATCAACCTTTGACCAAAACTTTAAAGCACGTTTACGTTCTTTTTTGAGAAGTCGATCGATATTAAAAGAGATACGTCCTTCTCTTGCAGCAGCTACACAGCGCACACAAGCTTGATGACTGTCATAGCGCATTGATGATGAGCTAAACCTGCCTATCGAGTGACCGCTATAGAGACAGAGTGCTCCCTCTTCTGCGGTGTTAGACATATTCAAGTTTCTACGACCGTAGGTGTGGCCACCTACTTTCTTACTGGGTTGTGACTCAGGCATTAAAAATCACCATCAGGTTTTACATGACTACCGCCGTGTGCTTTGTATTGATATTC